ACAGCTTACGAACCTGAGGAGTAAGAGACCAGGCGGGGGAGAATCCCTCGCCACCTCTGATGTGTCAGGCATCCTCAACGCACCCGCACTTAACCCGCTTCGGCGGGTTTTGTTTTTTCCTAGCATTCTGGTTTACAATTCGCACGCCAGCCTGAACAACTGGCACCTGCTGCGCCAGCAGAGACAACCGATGGCGCACGATACCAAATTACACAATTCTGATGATTCTGCCGTCTTTGCCAGCAGGCACGGGCGGCGTTCCCGCACTTTCAAATCTGACTGGTTCCAGCATCCCCCATGCACTGAAGAACAGGCCGAGTGGCTAATTCAGTGCTACCGCAGACACGGATACGAGATTAAGAAAGCCCTCAGCCTCGATTATCGTCACTGGATAATCTCCGTCAGGCTTCCTTACTCCGAACGCCCACCGCGTCCGTCCCGCACATTCCAGCAACGCATCTGGAGGTAACGTGCGGGTATTACTTCGACCTGTTCTGGTACCGGAACTCGGGCTGGTGATCGTTAAGCCGGGCCGGGAATCCATGCCGGTATTCCACAATACCCGGGTACTGGTGGAGCCGGAACCGAAAAGCATGCGTAATCTGCCGTCCGGGGTCGTTCCTGCCGTTCGCCAGCCGCTAGTGGAAGACAAAACATTGCTGCCGTTTTTCAGTAACGCACGGGTGATTCGTGCTGCTGGTGGTGCTGGTGCATTGTCTGACTGGCTGTTGCGCCATATTAAATCCTGCCAGTGGCCTCATGGTGATTACCATCACAGCGAAACCGTCATACATCGTTACGGTGCTGGCGCGATGGTGTTGTGCTGGCACTGTGACAACCAGTTGCGTGACCAGTCCTCCGAATCACTTGAGCAACTTGCTCACCAAAACCTGTCAGCATGGATGATTGATGTCATGCGCCATGCAATGAATGGCACACAGGAGCGGGAATTATCGCTGGCTGAATTATCCTGGTGGGCTGTCTGCAATCAGGTGGCGGACGCACTACCGGAGGTAGTATTACGTCGTTCTCTGGGGTTACGTGCGGAAAAAATTCGCTCGGTGTACCGCGAAAGCGACATCGTACCGGGAGAGCAGACCGCCACCAGCATACTGAAGCAGCGCACAAAAAATCTTGCGCCGCTGCCTCACGCCCACCAGCAAAATCCACCACAGGAAAAGACGGTGGTCAGCATTGCTGTTGATCCGGAGTCTCCGGAATCTTTCATGAAGCGACCTAAACGTCGCCGTTGGGTAAATGAGAAATATACGCGCTGGGTAAAGACACAGCCGTGTGCGTGTTGTGATAAGCCAGCCGACGATCCCCATCACCTGATTGGTCATGGTCAGGGCGGAATAGGGACAAAATCCCACGATATTTTCACGCTACCGCTGTGTCGGGAGCATCACAACGAGCTTCATGCGGATCCGCTGGCGTTCGAAGAAAAGCATGGTTCCCAGATTGATTTAATTTTTCGTTTTCTTGATCGCGCCTTTGCAACCGGCGTGCTCGGGTAAAAGAGGTTACTGATGCGTATAGAGTTTGTTTTGCCTTACCCGCCGACGGTGAACACCTACTGGCGTCGTCGTGGCAGCACATATTTTGTATCAAAAGCCGGTGAGCGTTATCGCCGGGATGTGGCACTTATTGTCCGCCAGCAGCGGCTGAAATTAAACCTGTCCGGAAGGCTGGCAATAAAAATTACTGCAGAGCCGCCGGATAAGCGCCGTCGGGACCTGGACAATATCCTGAAAGCACCGCTGGATGCACTGACGCATGCGGGGCTTCTCATAGACGACGAGCAGTTTGATGAAATCAATATTGTGCGCGGTAAGCTCGTTCCTGGTGGTCGGCTGGGCGTGAAGATTTGCGAAATTAGAGGTGATAGTAATGGGGCGTGATATGTATGAGGTTTTAGACCGCTGGGGGGCATGGGCTGCAGCAGAAAATAGTGGTGTCGATTGGCAACCGATAGCAGCGGGCTTCAAGGGGCTTTTACCTCATGGTAAAAAGTCACGGATTCAGTGTGATGATGACGAAGGCATTATGATAGACAGTTGTGTGGCTCGGTTGAGAAGGTATAAACCAGAGGAATATGAGCTCATCATAGCCCACTTTGTTATTGGTATCTCATTACGCACTATTGCCAAAAAGAGAAGGTGTTCAGATGGCACGATTAGAAAGGAATTACAAACTGCAATTGGTTTTGTAGAGGGTATTACGAGCGTTATTGCATGTAAATAAAAGCTAAAAGCCACCGTAGTGGCTTTTAGCATTTTAGGATTGTGCAGGTAATGTTTTGTTCAATTTAGTAAAGAAGTTAGATTGGCTTGTTACAGTACGTCGACTCTTTCCAGAAGTACTCAACTGAAAGAAATCATTGATGCTTTTGGGTTGAGTTCTTTCATAGGCTTGCTTAAGTGACATGTGTTCCCCTTGTCTATTTGTTGCTATGACCGTGAAAAGTAGTGATGGTTCAGTTCTTTTGCAAAATAGTGCTTACGTTTAACCCAGATAAAACCATCAGCTTTAGAAATGATTGCAACATCTATGGGGCCTCCCACTGTTTCAGTATCATCGGAGACCTTGCGCTTGAAAGCGGTTAAATTTACTAATGATTCAGCCATATAAGCTAAATCTTGCTTGGGTAAAAACTCGATCATATTTACGACTTTGTCAACATAGTTTTCTCGGACAAAGCTATCAATACGCCCCTTGCAATCGGAAACAGTTCTGCGCACTACATCAACTATAGCATCCTTGGCTCCTTCGATATCTGAAGTGGGCACCAAATCTGTGATTACTGAATCAATACCATCAAGTAAATCGCCGATAGAACGTTGATACTCAGCATGAAGATTTTGGATAAGATGTGAACTAGCTCCTTGCATGAAAGCAGAAACTTCATCCTCTTGCGCAAAGGGAGTCACGCCGCAATTAGGAGTGATGCAGCACTTGTCAGCATCTGTGGTTTTCCTTATTTTATCATTAAAGAAGCCACAAACTTCATATGATAATACTTTAGGGTAATAGTCTTTATCGCCATAACCTGCAATCACAATCCCAGAGACGGAACCAATATCACTTTGCTTGCATATCATAGCTGCCAATACATCACTAACTGCTTTTGTCAACTGTGGAGTTATGGATATTGAATCAAAGTCACTAAACTTTTGAGCAATGATGCGTTGGGTAATTGATGAAGCATAGGTTTGGGCTGCTTGTTCATCATCCGGAGTAAAACCATCAAAGTAATTAATATCAGATAATTTTGTAAGGAGATCGTTGCAATAATTCGTGAGGTCTGTAACAAATTGATTCTTATCGAAGTTAACGAGATATGTTGGTTCGAGACCTTCAGAAAAAGCATCAACAAGCATGCTGAATACAATCTCGCTCAGGAAGTGATAAAGATGAGCCTCACGCATACCTGGTGTGATGATTGATTTAGCTGACTGTAGATAATTGAAGAAATCCTCAGCATATTCCTCCAAAGAGTCAAAACATTTAGAGCCTAAATCCTTTCTATAAGCCTTAATGATAAGCTCCCATGGAGCTGTGCAGAGATCACCAGTTCCATATACCATCAAACCTACAGGATGATGTTTAGTGAGAGCGAAAAGCTTTTCAGCGCCATTATAGATTTTATGTTTGCCGCCTCCAGAAATCGTTACAGCTGAATCTGCGGCTAAAGCTACTGCGGTCTTGTTAAATACGGCTATTTCTGCTGTCATTTTTTACATAGGGTTTATATGTTGTGTAATGAGAAAAATACAAAAAAATTAACGCGTACGCAAAAATTCTTGTAATCTGTTAAGAGTGGTTACTTCGCCACACAGCTTAAACCCGCCGTCGAGCGGGTTTTTTTGTACCTGTAAACTTGGTGCAGTACGGTAAACACGCTGGTGGTAGTGAATACTGACTTTTTATCTTGCTGGCTTTTTAGACAAGAGTTATTGGTATGTCATGTTAACCAGAAGGGAAAAAGACATGCTAAAACAGCAAGATATGACAGAAACGGCGAAAGTTGTTTTTAATGAATTAAGCATCGAACCGGCAACAGTCGGGGAGATTGCACAAAACACATACCTTTCACGCGAACGCTGTCAGTTAATACTGACCCAGTTGGTTATGGCGGGGCTGGCAGATTACCAGTTCGGCTGTTACAGACGTCTTCAGCAATGAAGGGCTTTTAATTTGTGAAAATGGGCGGCTGGTGGGTGTTGGTAGCACCTGCCAGCCATTCGCTCATGCTTACTGGTCACAAGCGAACCACGGCCCACTGCTTTAGCGCAAAAGCAGAGTGAGCCTACCAGAGTTACGCTTACTGATCCATGAAAAATACTGTAAAAATAAACAGTGTTGATTTAATCAACGCTGATTGCCTGCATTTTATTCAGTCCCTGCCTGATGATTCCATTGACCTGATTGTTACCGATCCGCCTTACTTCAAGGTGAAACCCAACGGTTGGGACAATCAGTGGAAAGGGGACGAAGATTACCTTAAGTGGCTGGACCACTGTCTGGCCCAGTTCTGGCGGGTGTTGAAACCTGCCGGAAGCCTTTACCTGTTCTGTGGGCATCGCCTGGCATCTGATATCGAAATCATGATGCGTGAACGCTTTAATGTGCTGAACCACATTATCTGGGCGAAGCCGTCCGGACGCTGGAACGGATGCAACAAGGAAAGCCTGCGGGCGTATTTCCCGGCAACAGAGCGCATTCTGTTTGCTGAACATTATCAGGGGCCATACCAGCCCAAAAATGACGGCTATGCGGCAAAGGGGCGCGAGCTTAAACAGTGCGTCATGGCCCCGCTGATTTCTTACTTTCGTGATGCGCGAGAATCTCTGGGAATAACATCAAAACAGATAGCGGAAGCCACCGGAAAGAAAAACATGGCGTCACACTGGTTTGGTGCCAGTCAGTGGCAGTTGCCGAACGAGGCTGATTACAAAAAACTTCAGGCGCTGTTCGCGCGTGTTGCAGCAGAAAAACACCAGCGCGGGGAGCTGGAAAAGCCGCACCACCAGCTGGTCAGCACATACAGTGAACTGAACCGGCAATATGCCAGCCTGCAGGAGGAGTATAAATCCCTGCGGCGTTATTTTTCCGTATCAGCTGCTGTTCCGTATACGGATGTCTGGACGCACAAGCCTGTGCAGTATTATCCAGGCAAACATCCCTGTGAAAAACCGGCAGATATGTTGCGTCAGATAATTACTGCCAGCAGTCGCCCCGGTGATTTGGTCGCTGATTTTTTTATGGGGTCTGGCTCAACAATAAAAGCAGCACTTTCACTGGGACGTCGCGCAATTGGCGTGGAACTGGAAGAAGAGAGATTTAATCAGACTGTAACTGAAATAAAAAATAATCGTTAAATATGCATTTAATAATTTCTTTATTTCATAAAAAATAAAAATATATACGTATATTTACAAATCTTGATATGATTTTCCATTGAAAAGAGAGCTGGCATTATTAATATCGGTACCCGGTTCCGAAGGGGATGTAAGCGCGGTCATTTTTATTTCTCTTGAGGAACCTGTGCCGACTTAGCTCAGCAGGCAGAGCAACTGACTTGTAATCAGTAGGTCACCAGTTCGATTCCGGTAGTCGGCACCATATGCGGGTATCGTATAATGGCTATTCCCTCAGCCTTCCAAGCTGATGATGCGGGTTCGATTCCCGCTACCCGCTCCAGAGAAACAAGCCTTATTGTATCGTTGCACTGGCGTATTTTTTATTGCGTGGGAGCAGGTTGTTTTTAAAAGGCATTCTGTTTTCTGGCTGTGATTTGAGGTCGGTTATAGCCACAGTGCTGTTTTTTACACCACTGGAATGGTGCATTATCGGTGGAAATTGAGCATTTCCTGACAGGGGCCGATGATGCACTATCCCGGTGTTGTAAATAACACTACAGAGGTGTTCCTCAGTGCGAGGGTGGTTTATGTAACTGTTTAGCGGGAAACCACAGTATTCATGGAGAGATGGATACTTCGGGGGGCACCCGACACCTCTGTTTTTCTACTACAAAAATGATTCATCTCTGGCATTTTTCAACCGCCGTTCCGGGCGGTTTTTTTTATTCTGAACTCAGAAAAGAATACACGGGCATTGATATTACCCGTGTGGCAAGGCCATGAAAGCCAATAATGAACTGAGCGCAAAAAAAGCGCGGCTGTCGGATTAACGCCGCGGGACAAAGTCCGTGAAGAAGAATAAGCATCAGTCTCCTCCAGGAGACGATTTGATATTACTAAGCTTTAAAAATGGTTTAAACCCCCGGATTAACCTTAATTTCAGATAAGCTTTATTTCATTTTCTCCGAGCCACGTCAGGCGCATATCACATCAGATAACACCACATAAAAGGTATCTGCGGGTGCCTTTCACGGGGTGTTTTTTTACGGGCCGCTGGTGGCCCTTTTTTATTTACAGGAGAAAAAGTATGTCTGAACCCTTATCCGGTTCCGGCACGGCTGCAGCGCTCGGCGGGGCGACGGTGTACGGGCTGTTTACCGGAACGGATTTCGGGATTGTGTTTGGTGCCTTTGCCGGGGCGTTATTTGTGGCAACGATGCCGCAGGCGCTTTCAGCCTGGCGTGTGGCGGCACATTTTCTGGTGTCGTTCATTGTTGGTGTGCTGGGGGCAGAAGTTCTGGCATCCTGGCTGGTAAAGCATACAGAGTTTGACGGTGCACCTGTCGACGCATTGTGTGCAGTACTGGTGTCAGTGGTGTCGGTGAAGATTCTCTCGTTCATCCACCAGCAGGATATTGCATCACTGGTGTCCGGTCTGTTCTCCCGTCTGCGGGGCGGAGGAGGCGGCAATGTTAAGTAACCTTCCCGGATTGCTGAATGTGGCGTTATGCACGGTTATCGTGCTGACGCTCTTTTTTTATCGTCGTCGTGATTCCAGACATAAACCGTTGATGTCATGGCTGGCCTGGCTGCTGATGCTGCTTTATGCCTTTGCACCACTCAGTTATCTGTGCGGTCGCCCGTTAGCGGCGAACTGGCTGGCGGTGGGGCTTAATCTGCTGTTCTGCGTGTTGGTTATTCGCGCACGCGGGAACGTTTCAAAAATCTTTGTATTACGAAGACGCTGATATGAAGTCGAAAGATGAAATTTTTGACGAAGTTCTGGGAAAAGAGGGCGGTTACGTCAATCACCCGGATGATAAAGGCGGACCGACAAAATGGGGTATTACGGAAAAAGTCGCCCGCGCTCACGGATATCAGGGCGATATGCGTGACCTGACACGCGAACAGGCACTGGAAATCCTTGAGGCGGATTACTGGTTCGGACCACGCTTTGATCAGGTGGCCGCATTATCCTCTGATATTGCTGCAGAGTTGTGTGATACCGGTGTGAATATGGGGCCGTCCGTAGCATCGAAAATGCTCCAACGCTGGCTGAACGTTTTCAACCTGCAAGGCAAATTGTTCCCGGATATGGACGCAGACGGGCGTATCGGCCCCCGCACGATTAATGCACTACGGACTTATCTGCAAAAACGCGGCAAAGACGGCGAACTGGTGATGCTGAAGGCGCTGAATTGCACGCAGGGCGACCGCTATCTGGAGCTGGCAGAAAAACGCGAGGCCAACGAGTCGTTTGTCTACGGCTGGATGAAAGAGCGCGTAGCAGTTTAAAAACTGACGCTGAAGTGCTGAACACCCTCAACTCACGCAGGCTCTTTTCTGGGGTTACGATGAGCGAAAGTAAGGGGTACCGCATCAGATAGCAAAAACCCCGGCTGCTGGAACAGTCCGGGGTTTTTAGTTTTCACGTCAAAGAGGAAATTGTGAGTAGTGAGTACGGAGAAAATCCTCGTGGGAAAGTATAAAAGATTCTTTTTGAGGTTGTCCATTATGAAAGGTATTGAAGTGGAAACTCCCGCGAGCCTTGATTTGACAAGGGCTGCGGCCTTTGCAATTCGCCTTGTGGCGGTCGCTGTTCTGATTTGGGCTGTGCGTTGGTGGTGATATGACGCGAAAACACTGGACACACAGAATGCCGCGAACGGCGGCGAAATGGGCACTGGTAGCGATACTGGTGCCTTTTTTCTTGGTGGGATGCGTCAGCCTGGATAAAGCGCGCCAGCTTTTCGATACGGCTTCTCAGGTCTGTGAAATTGTCGACGGTGTTCGGCAGTGTATGCAGAACTGATCGCCTGTAAGAGCAGAATATTTTGCTGAAAAATGAAGGGGTCACTTGCGTCCGGAAAGCATGAAATTCTATGTTTGTGATCATTCGATGACATAATTTCTTACTTCCGCCGTTTCCGGGGGGGAGGAACAAAGTAGAAAGAGTTGCCCGTTTGATGGGCAACTCATGCAGTTATTGTGAGCAATACACACGCGCTTCCAGCGGAGTATAAATGCCTAAAGTAATAAAACCGAGAAATCCATTTACGAATGTTTGCTGGGTTTCTGTTTTAACAACATTTTCTGCGCCGCCACAAATTTTGGCTGCATCAACAGTTTTCTCCTGTCCAATTCCCGAAACGAAGAAATGATGGGTGATGGTTTCCTTTGGTGTTACTGCTGTCGGTTTGTTTCCAACAGTAAACGTCTGTTGAGCACATCCTGTAATAAGCATTGCCAGAGCGGCAGAAAACAACATTTTTTTCATCTTATTATCCTGCATTGTTAAAAACGGCAGAATCCTATGTGACAACAATTAAACGATAGTTAAATGGATTGATGAAAATTAAAACTATATAGGTGGATGCTCAGCCTATTGGAGGAGGGGGGGCACTCAGAATCCTGTGGAATGAAATAAACCGCTCTATCTGTCCATTACCCTTTTAGCTGCGCTGTATCGTCGCCGTATTCCCGCATTAACCATGACCGTAGCCCGACGGGGAATTCCTTCTGCGTGAGTGTGCGGGAATAATCAAAAACGATGCACACCGGGTTTTACTGTGCTGACAGACGCAGGGTTACCCTCATAGTCGCTTTTCCGGTGCGATGGTGGAAGAAACCGGGATGTTTATTCATCATCACTTTGGATTGATGTATATGCTCTCTTTTCTGACGTTAGTCTCCGACGGCAGGCTTCAATGACCCAGGCTGAGAAATTCCCAGACCCTTTTTGCTCAAGAGCGATGTTAATTTGTTCAATCATTTGGTTAGGAAAGCGGATGTTGCGGGTTGTTGTTCTGCGGGTTCTGTTCTTCGTTGACATGAGGTTGCCCCGTATTCAGTGTCGCTGATTTGTATTGTCTGAAGTTGTTTTTACGTTAAGTTGATGCAGATCAATTAATACGATACCTGCGTCATAATTGATTATTTGACGTGGTTTGATGGCGTAGATGCACGTTGTGACATGTAGATGATAATTATTATCATTTTGCGGGTCCTTTCCGGCGATCCGACAGGTTACGGGGCGGCGACCTCGCGGGTTTTCGCTATTTATGAAAATTTTCCGGTTTAAGGTGTTTCCGTTCTTCTTCGTCGTAACTTAATGTTTTTATTTAAAATACCCCCTGAAAAGAAAGGAAACGACAGGTGCTGAAAGCGAGCTTTTTGGCCTCTGTCGTTTCCTTTCTCTGTTTTTGTCCGTGGAATGAACAATGGAAGTCAACAAAAAGCAGCTGGCTGACATTTTCGGCGCGAGTATCCGTACCATTCAGAACTGGCAGGAACAGGGAATGCCCGTTCTGCGAGGCGGTGGCAAGGGTAATGAGGTGCTTTATGACTCTGCCGCCGTCATAAAATGGTATGCCGAAAGGGATGCTGAAATTGAGAACGAAAAGCTGCGCCGGGAGGTTGAAGAACTGCGGCAGGCCAGCGAGGCAGATCTCCAGCCAGGGACTATTGAGTACGAACGCCATCGACTTACGCGTGCGCAGGCCGACGCACAGGAACTGAAGAATGCCAGAGACTCCGCTGAAGTGGTGGAAACCGCATTCTGTACTTTCGTGTTGTCGCGGATCGCAGGTGAAATTGCCAGTATTCTCGACGGGATCCCCCTGTCGGTGCAGCGGCGTTTTCCGGAACTGGAAAACCGACATGTTGATTTCCTGAAACGGGATATCATCAAAGCCATGAACAAAGCAGCCGCGCTGGATGAACTGATACCGGGGTTGCTGAGTGAATATATCGAACAGTCAGGTTAACAGGCTGCGGCATTTTGTCCGCGCCGGGCTTCGCTCACTGTTCAGGCCGGAGCCACAGACCGCCGTTGAATGGGCGGATGCTAATTACTATCTCCCGAAAGAATCCGCATACCAGGAAGGGCGCTGGGAAACACTGCCCTTTCAGCGGGCCATCATGAATGCGATGGGCAGCGACTACATCCGTGAGGTGAATGTGGTGAAGTCTGCCCGTGTCGGTTATTCCAAAATGCTGCTGGGTGTTTATGCCTACTTTATAGAGCATAAGCAGCGCAACACCCTTATCTGGTTGCCGACGGATGGTGATGCCGAGAACTTTATGAAAACCCACGTTGAGCCGACCATCCGCGATATTCCGTCGCTGCTGGCGCTGGCTCCGTGGTATGGCAAAAAGCACCGGGATAACACGCTCACCATGAAGCGTTTTTCCAATGGTCGTGGCTTCTGGTGCCTGGGCGGTAAAGCGGCAAAAAACTACCGTGAAAAGTCGGTGGATGTGGCGGGTTATGATGAACTTGCTGCCTTTGATGAGGATATTGAACAGGAAGGCTCTCCGACGTTCCTGGGCGATAAGCGTATTGAAGGCTCGGTCTGGCCAAAGTCCATCCGTGGCTCCACGCCCAAAGTGAGAGGCACATGCCAGATTGAGCGTGCAGCCAGTGAATCCCCGCATTTTATGCGTTTTCATGTTGCCTGCCCGCACTGCGGGGAGGAGCAGTACCTTAAATTTGGCGATAAAGAGACGCCGTTTGGCCTCAAATGGACGCCGGATGACCCCTCCAGCGTGTTTTATCTCTGCGAGCATAATGCCTGCGTCATCCGCCAGCAGGAGCTGGACTTTACTGATGCCCGTTATATCTGCGAAAAGACCGGGATCTGGACCCGTGATGGCATTCTCTGGTTTTCGTCATCCGGTGAAGAGATTGAGCCGCCTGACAGTGTGACCTTTCACATCTGGACAGCGTACAGCCCGTTCACCACCTGGGTGCAGATTGTCAAAGACTGGATGAAAACGAAAGGGGATACGGGAAAACGTAAAACCTTCGTAAACACCACGCTCGGTGAGACGTGGGAGGCGAAAATTGGCGAACGTCCGGATGCTGAAGTGATGGCAGAGCGGAAAGAGCATTATTCAGCGCCCGTTCCTGACCGTGTGGCTTACCTGACCGCCGGTATCGACTCCCAGCTGGACCGCTACGAAATGCGCGTATGGGGATGGGGGCCGGGTGAGGAAAGCTGGCTGATTGACCGGCAGATTATTATGGGCCGCCACGACGATGAACAGACGCTGCTGCGTGTGGATGAGGCCATCAATAAAACCTATACCCGCCGGAATGGTGCAGAAATGTCGATATCCCGTATCTGCTGGGATACTGGCGGGATTGACCCGACCATTGTGTATGAACGCTCGAAAAAACATGGGCTGTTCCGGGTGATCCCCATTAAAGGGGCATCCGTCTACGGAAAGCCGGTGGCCAGCATGCCACGTAAGCGAAACAAAAACGGGGTTTACCTTACCGAAATCGGTACGGATACCGCGAAAGAGCAGATTTATAACCGCTTCACACTGACGCCGGAAGGGGATGAACCGCTTCCCGGTGCCGTTCACTTCCCGAATAACCCGGATATTTTTGATCTTACCGAAGCGCAGCAGCTGACTGCTGAAGAGCAGGTCGAAAAATGGGTGGATGGCAGGAAAAAAATACTGTGGGACAGCAAAAAGCGACGCAATGAGGCGCTCGACTGCTTCGTTTATGCGCTGGCGGCGCTGCGCATCAGTATTTCCCGCTGGCAGCTGGATCTCAGTGCACTGCTGGCGAGCCTGCAGGAAGAGGATGGTGCAGCAACCAACAAGAAAACACTGGCAGATTACGCCCGTGCCTTATCCGGAGAGGATGAATGACGCGACAGGAAGAACTTGCCGCTGCCCGTGCGGCACTGCATGACCTGATGACAGGAAAACGGGTGGCAACGGTACAGAAAGACGGACGGAGAGTGGAGTTTACGGCCACTTCCGTGTCTGACCTGAAAAAATACATTGCGGAGCTGGAAGTGCAGACCGGCATGACACAGCGACGCAGGGGACCTGCAGGATTTTATGTATGAAAACGTCCACCATTCCCACCCTTCTGGGGCCGGACGGCATGACATCACTGCGTGAATATGCCGGTTATCACGGCGGTGGCAGCGGATTTGGTGGGCAGTTGCGGGCGTGGAATCCACCGAGTGAAAGTGTGGATGCAGCCCTGCTGCCCAACTTTACCCGTGGCAATGCCCGCGCGGACGATCTGGTACGCAATAACGGCTATGCTGCCAACGCCATCCAGCTGCATCAGGATCATATCGTCGGGTCTTTTTTCCGGCTCAGTCATCGCCCAAGCTGGCGCTATCTGGGCATCGGGGAGGAAGAAGCCCGTGCCTTTTCCCGCGAGGTTGAAGCGGCATGGAAAGAGTTTGCCGAGGAGACTGTGCTGCATTGACGTTGAGCGAAAACGCACGTTACCATGATGATTCGGGAAGGTGTGGCCATGCACGCCTTTAACGGTGAACTGTTCGTTCAGGCCACCTGGGATACCAGCCCGTCGCGACTGTTCCGGACACAGTTCGGATGGTCAGTCCGAAGCGTATCAGCAACCCGAACAATACCGGCGACAGCCGGAACTGCCGTGCCGGTGTGCAGATTAATGACAGCGGCGCGGCGCTGGGATATTACGTCAGCGAGGACGGCTATCCTGGCTGGATGCCGCAGAAATGGGCATGGATACCCCGTGAGTTACCCGGCGGGCGCGCCTCGTTCATTCACGTTTTTGAACCCGTGGAGGACGGGCAGACCCGCGGTGCAAATGTGTTTTACAGCGTAATGGAGCAGATGAAGATGCTCGACACGCTGCAGAACACGCAGCTGCAGAGCGCCATTGTGAAGGCGATGTATGCCGCCACCATTGAAAGTGAGCTGGATACGCAGTCAGCGATGGATTTTATTCTGGGCGCGAACAGTCAGGAGCAGCGGGAAAGGCTGACGGGCTGGATTGGTGAAATTGCCGCGTATTACGCCGCAGCACCGGTCCGTCTGGGAGGCGCAAAAGTGCCGCACCTGATGCCGGGGGACTCACTGAACCTGCAGACGGCTCAGGACACGGATAACGGCTACTCCGTGTTTGAGCAGTCACTGTTGCGGTATATCGCTGCCGGGCTGGGTGTCTCGTATGAGCAGCTTTCCCGGAATTACGCCCAGATGAGCTACTCCACGGCACGGGCCAGCGCGAACGAGTCGTGGGCGCACTTTATGGGGCGGCGAAAATTCGTCGCATCCCGTCAGGCGAGCCAGATGTTTCTGTGCTGGCTGGAAGAGGCCATCGCCCGCCGCGTGGTGACGTTACCTTCAAAAGCGCGCTTCAGTTTTCAGGAAGCCCGTAGTGCCTGGGGGAACTGCGACTGGATAGGCTACGGTCGTATGGCCATCGATGGTCTGAAAGAAGTTCAGGAAGCGGTGATGCTGATAGAAGCCGGGCTGAGTACCTACGAAAAAGAGTGTGCAAAACGCGGTGACGACTATCAGGAAATTTTTGCCCAGCAGGTCCGTGAAACGATGGAGCGCCGTGCAGCCGGTCTTAAACCGCCCGCCTGGGCGGCTGCGGCATTTGAATCCGGGCTGCGACAATCAACAGAGGAGGAGAAGAGTGACAGCAGAGCTGCGTAATCTCCCGCATATTGCCAGCATGGCCTTTAATGAGCCGCTGATGCTTGAACCCGCCTATGCGCGGGTTTTCTTTTGTGCGCTTGCAGGCCAGCTTGGGATCAGCCGCCTGACGGATGCGGTGTCCGGCGACAGCCTGACTGCCCAGGAGGCACTCGCGACGCTGGCATTATCCGGTGATGATGACGGACCACGACAGGCCCGCAGTTATCAGGTCATGAACGGCATCGCCGTGCTGTCGGTGTCCGGCACGCTGGTCAGCCGGACGCGGGCGCTGCAGCCGTACTCGGGGATGACCGGTTACAACGGCATTATCGCCCGTCTGCAACAGGCTGCCAGCGACCCGATGGTGGACGGCATTCTGCTCGATATGGACACGCCAGGCGGAATGGTGGCGGGGGCATTTGACTGCGCTGACATCATCGCCCGTGTGCGGACATAAAACCGGTATGGGCGCTGGCCAACGACATGAACTGCAGTGCAGGTCAGCTGCTTGCCAGTGCCGCCTCCCGGCGTCTGGTCACGCAGACCGCCCGGACAGGCTCCATCGGCGTCATGATGGCTCACAGTAATTACGGTGCTGCCCTGGAGAAACAGGGGTGGAAATCACGCTGATTTACAGCGGCAGCCATAAGGTGGATGGCAATCCTACAGCCATCTTCCGGATGACGTCCGGGAGACACTGCAGTCCCGGATGGACGCAACCCGCCAGATGTTTGCGCAGAAGGTGTCGGCATATACCGGCCTGTCTGTGCAGGCTGTGCTGGATACCGAGGCTGCAGTGTACAGCGGTCAGGAGGCCATTGATGCCGGACTGGCTGATGAACTTGTTAACAGCACCGATGCGATCACCGTCATGCGTGATGCACTGGATGCCTAAATCCCGTCTCTCAGGAGGGCGAATGACCAAAGAGACTCAATCAACAACTGTTTCAGCCACTGCTTCGCAGACTGACGTTACTGACGTGGTGCCAGCGACGGAGGGCGAAAACGCCAGCGCGGCGCAGCCGGACGTGAACGCGCAGATCACCGCTGCGGTTGCGGCAGAAAACAGCCGCATTATGGGGATCCTCAACTGTGAGGAGGCTCACGGACGCGAAGAACAGGCGCGCGTGCTGGCAGAAACCCCCGGTATGACCGTGGAAACGGCCCGCCGCATTCTGGCAGCTGCACCACAGAGTGCACAGGCGCGCAGTGACACTGCGCTGGATCGTCTGATGCAGGGGGCACCGGCACCGCTGGCTGCAGGTAACCCGGCATCTGATGCCGTTAACGATTTGCTGAACACACCAGTGTAAGGGATGTTTATGACGAGCAAAGAAACCTTTACCCATTACCAGCCGCTGGGCAACAGTGACCCGGCACATACGGCAACCGCGCCCGGCGGATTGAGTGCGAAAGCGCCTGCAATGACCCCGCTGATGCTGGACACCTCCACCCGTAAGCTGGTTGCGTGGGATGGCACCACCGACGGTACTGCCGTTGGCATTCTGGCGGTTGATGCTGACCAGACCAGCACCACGCTGACGTTCTACAAGTCCGGCACGTTCCGTTATGAGGATGTGCTCTGGCCGGAGGCTGCCAGCGACGAGACGAAAAAACGGACCGCGTTTGCCGGAACGGCAATCAGCATCGTTTAACCTTACCCTTCATCACTAAAGGCCGCCTGTGCGGCTTTTTTTACGGGATTTTTTTATGTCGATGTACACAACCGCCCAGCTGCTGGCGGCAAATGAGCAGAAATTTAAGTTTGATCCGCTGTTTCTGCGTCTCTTTTTCCGTGAGAGCTATCCCTTCACCACGGAGAAAGTCTATCTCTCACAAATTCCGGGACTGGTAAACATGGCGCTGTACGTTTCGCCGATTGTTTCCGGTGAGGTTATCCGCTCCCGTGGCGGCTCCACCTCTGAATTTACACCGGGATATGTCAAGCCGAAGCATGAGGTGAATCCGCAGATGACCCTGCGTCGCCTGCCGGATGAAGATCCGCAGAATCTGGCGGACCCGGCTTACCGCCGCCGTCGCATCATTATGCAGAACATGCGTGACGAAGAGCTGGCCATTGCCCAGGTCGAAGAGATGCAGGCAGTTTCTGCCGTGCTTAAGGGCAAATACACCATGACCGGTGAAGCTTTCGATCCGGTTGAGGTGGATATGGGCCGCAGTGCGGCCAACAACATCACGCAGTCCGGCGGCACGGAGTGGAGCAAGCGTGACAAGTCCACGTATGACCCGACCGACGATATCGAAGCCTACGCGCTGAACGCCAGCGGCGTGGTGAATATCATCGTGTTTGATCCGAAAGGCTGGGCGCTGTTCCGTTCCTTCAAAGCCGTCAAGGAGAAGCTGGATACCCGTCGCGGCTCTAATTCCGAGCTGGAGACAGCGGTAAAAGACCTGGGCGAAGCGGTGTCCTATAAGGGGATGTATGGCGATACGGCGATCGTCGTGTATTCCGGACAGTACGTGGAAAACGACGTCAAAAAGAACTTCCTTCCGGACAACACGATGGTGCTGGGGAACACTCAGGCACGCGGTCTGCGCACCTATGGCTGCATTCAGGATGCGGACGCACAGCGCGAAGGTATTAACGCCTCTGCCCGCTACCCGAAAAACTGGGTGACCACCGGCGATCCGGCGCGTGAGTTCACCATGATTCAGTCAGCACCGCTGATGCTGCTGGCTGATCCTGATGCGTTCGTGTCCGTACAACTGGCGTAATCATGGCCCTTCGGGGCCATTTTCTCTCTGTGGAGGAGTCTATGACGAAAGATGAACTGATTGCCCGTCTTCAGGTGCTGGGTGAGCAACTGAACCGTGATGTCAGCCTGACGGGGACGAAAGAAGAACTGGTGCTCCGTGTGGCAGAGCTGGAAGAGGAGCTTGATGACACGGATGACGCTGCCGGTCAGGACACATCTGTCAGCCCGGAAAATGCGCTGACCGGACATGAAAATGAGGTGGTATCAGCGCAGCCGGATACCGTGATTGATACGGCTGCTCTGGTCACGGTCGTGGCACTGGTGACGCTGCATACTGATGCACTTCACGCCACGCGGGATGAGCCTGTGGCATTTGTGCTGCCGGGAACGGCGTTTCGTGTCTCTGCCGGTGTGGCAGCCGAAATGACAGAACATGGCCTGGCCAGAATGCAATAACGGGAGGCGCTGTGGCTGATTCGATAACCTGTTCGATGCTGCCATTGCCCGCGCCGATGAAACGATACGCGGGTACATGGGAACGTCAGCCACCATGACATCCGGTGAGCGTCGGTGCGTGATACGTGGTGTTTTTGATGACCCTGAAAATATCAGCTATGCCGGACAGGGCGTGCGCGTTGAAGGCTCCAGCCCGTCCCTGTTTGTCCGGACTGATGATGTGCGGCAGCTGCGGCGCGGCGACACGCTGACCATCGGTGAGGAAAACTTCTGGATAGACCGGATTTCGCCGGATGATGGCGGAAGCTGTCATCTCTGGCTTGGGCGTGGCGTGCCGCCTGCCGTTAACCGTCGCCGCTGAAAGGGGGATGTATGGCCATAAAAGGTCTTGAGCAGGCCGTTGAAAACCTCAGCCGTATCAGCAAAACGGCGGTGCCTGGTGCCGCCGCAATGACCATTAACCGCGTTGCGTCATCCGCGATATCGCAGTCTGCGTCACAGGTTGCCCGTGAGACAAAGGTACGCCGGAAACTGGTAAAGGAAAGGGCCAGGCTGAAAAGGGCCACGGTCAAAAATCCGCAGGCCAGAATCAGGGTTAACCGTAACCGGCTCATTTAAACCGTCTGGTCTGTTTCCTCCGGCTCTACAAAAATAATGTCCATCATTTTTAATGGACACTATCGTATGAAACACCGGACCTGGATCACTGAAGCTTTACGTCTTCACTTTGAAGAACATTTACCCCGGGTTGTGGCCGGGCGTCGCCTGGGTGTACCAAAATCAACTGTTTGTAGTATGTTCGTGCGCTTTCGGAGAGCTGGCCTTTCGTGGCCTTTGCCCGCAGGCATGTC